TCCCGAATATGGGTCTCAATATCCGACGTGGTCATGCCTTTGGCGTACATGGACAGGATCTTCTCCTCGATGTCCTGACTGATGCTGGTCTGATTCTTCTTCAGGAGCTGCGGCTCAAACTCCCCCTGTCTGTCCCGCGGGACAGACACCTCCACATCGCCGAAGCTGGTGCACAGGGTCTTGCTGCTATGTCCGTTCCGGCTGTTGTCTGTGTTCTTGTTTTTGTAGTCGTACCTGCTGTAGCCCAGTTCGTCGTCCAGCTCCGCATCGAGGCCGTTTTCCATGAATTCGGCAATCGTCTCCTTGAACAGCCTCTGGATGTCGTCCATGCTGCCGATGTTCGCCAGCTGCAGCAGCTCACGAATCTTTTCCCTGCGGGCATTTTTTTCCGTGGTGCGTTTCCTTCTTGCCATATGAAAACCTCCATTCTCGTGCTTCTATTATACACTACTTTCGAGGTTTACACAAAGTATGGGATAGGCTCAACATTTTCAGCAGTCCCGCGCAAGTCATCGTGAACACGGTCAACACCGTTGGCGTATGGATGCCGCCCAGACGCCGGAGCATCTAAACCGCCGACTGGCTTCGCGCCCATGCGCGGGACATGTCCTTCGCTGGACTGTGCGACGATTTGAAGCTCGGTCAGGCAATTCTCCCCTATCAGCTGGAAAAGGACGGCGTGCATTCAGCTTTTCCTTCGCGGATACGCCCGAAAAGCGCGACTACGCCCTCAGATACAACCGGGGCAATCAACCCTTGACCTTGGAAGCCAATTTCGTTTTTGAGTGGCTGCGCGGCGGTGCGACAGTTTCGACCAGCTTCGCCGATGTGCGGTCTGTTCGAGCAGCCGCTTTCCTCGTATGAATTGATGTGATTCACAGAAAAAGAGCCGGGACAGCCGCAGAGGATTTCTCCCTCCGCCGCCATCCCGGCTTTCCTTACGCCCCCTGATGCTCGTGCAGCGTTTCCCGAATCTCGTCAATCTGGCTGAACGCGGTCTGCACGTTGTTCTCCAACTGGAATGTCCGCTCGACGACGGAGTTGTGCTTCTCCACCTTGCGCTCCAGCTGCTCCAAGCGGTAGGACAGCAGGGCTATTGTCTTGCTGTTGGCGAAGTAGCTGCCTGCCAGCGTGCCCAGCAGGGAAATCGCGGCGACGATGATGGTGTCAAGGCTCATGCGTGTCCCTCCATGTTTTTATGATGCGGCGAAAATGTCATTCAGTTCACTGACGGCATCAGCATCAATGCACTTGTTGTAAATTCTGATGTCCATAATCGTTCCGCTTACCATGCCCCAACCGCTTTCCCAGCCGCCGATGTAGAGCGCTTTTTCTCCCGTCTCTGCCTGCGGATAAGTGAGTTTGTTGCCGTAAATCTTGCAGTTATCGAAGTAGAAAGTGTAGTCGTCCCCGTTTTTCGTAACGATAAACGTGTGATAGCCGCTATCGTACACAGTCAGCCCCATCTGTTCGACGTTGATGCCGAAACCGCCAGCGTTACTCACAGTAAGCATAGGGATACGTCCATCGTCCGCAAGAATATGCGAAAACGTACCTTCCACGGCTTCCATCGTTAAACCGCTGATTTCGCCGCCTTTGAATACCTGCGTATACGCTGCAACAGTTTCAAACTCGCTCGCCGTCACATACCCCTCCAAATCAATGCAGTTCGCGCTGATTTTGACCGCGCCCGCCGTCTGATTGATGACCGACACCACGTCGTCTTTGCTGACTTTCGTCCCCAGCGTGCCGCTCATGCCATTCATCGTCTGCTTGACGATCGTAATCTTCTGCGTGTTCTTGTCGGTCGTCTTGACATAGCTGGTCAGCGTACCATTGCCTCGATGACCTTGCCATCGCCGACGTACAGCCCGACGTGGTGGCGATCGCTGCCCTTGGTGAGGAACACCGCCGTGCCGGGCTTGAGCGGCTGACCGTCGGTGCGCTTGCCGCCATGCAATGACCCCTTGGCGGCGGCGTACTTGCGCCACATGGTGTTGCTGCCGTGGTACATATACCCGCCCAGCTGCTTATACGCCCACCAAAACAGCCCGGAGCAGTCCGCAACGCGCCGCCCGACCCACTGCTGCCCGTAGCGTATCGTCTGCGCGCGGGTGGCGCTGTCCTGCGCACGCTGCGTGTGAACCTGCCCCGTGCCGCCCCAGATGTACCCCCACTTTTCCGCCAGCGCGCGGCGGAAGAGGGCGACAACCTCCGCCGCGCTGACCGTTTTTGATGCCATTGTCAATCACCACCGGGGTCAATTTCTGCTTTGCCGAGCTGTTTATACACCTGATTCACGCCCGTCGAGGCGAGCCCCGACACGATGCCGACCGCGAGCGCATTCAGCACGTCCTTCGCCGGGAAATCCGGGATGACGTACATGCCCACGATGCCCAGCACGCCGCCCGCCGCGCCCACGATGACCGGAATCAGCTCATCGCGGATGCTGCCGACGCTCTTGCAGAGCAGGCCAATCAGGTAGGTGATGACGACAATCGCCAGCACCGTTCCCATGGTAGAGATGTCCATGATACCACTCCTTTTCGGAATTATTGTATGAAAAAACAGCCTGCACGAGGTGTGCGGCTGCTTTTCGCGGATTAAGTTGATTGCAAGTTGATGGTAAGTTGCAATTTCTCTTTGCAACTTGCAATTTTTAGTTTCAAACAAGGTTCAAAGATGATTCAAAGCCGGTTACTGGATATGCCCACCATTGCGTTCCATCATGATGTCGCTGAAAAACTCCCGATTCACGGTGATGTTCGGCAGCTCATTCGCTTTCATGGTAATGACCACCTGCAAGTTCGTCGGGCAGGCATAATCCCCGTAGATGCTTTCTGCCTTCTCGAAGATGGTCTGCCCGCAGTCCCTGATTTGCTGGATTCGTTCTTCTCTGGTCATGGTCACGTTTATGCACTCCTTTCAACGTATCAAAAAAGCACCTTGCAGGGGGGCAGGGTGCTTTCTACCGTTTTTCTCCTTCGCTGGCTTGTTTTCTGTCCTCTTCCAGCAGCTTTTTAAGAAGTGCATCGCGTTCTTCTCGCGTCATTTTCCGAAATTTTTCAATTTCTTCGGTGTTCGGAATGTCATATTCCTTATATTTCACGCTACTTCACCTCTCCGAAAGCGCACGCCCTATTAAAGGAATTTCCGCTCCAATTCCACATTCAGCCCCAAATCATCCAGCGGGATTCCTTCATTCAGCAGCGTGTTCTTGATGGTGTCCAGCACTTCGTAATACGCAAGGCGCTTCCCCTTGTAGAAGGCATCATCGGGGTTTTCCCTTGCCTCGTTCATCGTCTCATTGGCATTGTCAATGACGCGGGCAAGGATATACTTCAATGTACTTTCATTCATCGTATTCACCTCTTCTCTTTAATTCTGCAATTCTGCGCGCCCTTGATTCACGGAAATTAGTGATTTCCTTATACCAATGCTTTTTTAGTCCTTCTTGCTCACGCGGGTCTCTTTCATCCCAATTTGGCACATGCTCTTCGGGATGCTCAATCTTATGCCAATGCTCTACAATCCGCTGGTCAAACGTTTCCAATGACTTTCGGATAGAAGAAGTTTTTTGCCGCTGCAAATCTTTTTCGGCGGAATTTGCAAAGAACTGCAAATCCATCTGAATTATACCACCTTTGCGCTGCTTATTCAACACCTTTTCCGCTTTCAGATACTTCTCCTCAAACTCCCTGAACCCCTCCGCCTTGTCCAGCCCGAAGAACTTCGCCCTGTCCTTCATGGTCTGCAACTCGTCCGCGTCCAGCACCCACTTCGCCCTTGTCAGCGCGACGCAGCGGCAGTTGCAGTCCTCTTCGGGGCGCCCGAATGCGCCGGGGTACTCCGCTTTCTTGCCGTCTATCTCGAACGGCTCGCCGACTTCGCGAATCTGCCCGTCAAGGATGCGGTGATCCGTGCGCGTGTTGCCGTCCAGCACTGCATCCCACTGCTTGACGACTTGGCAGCCTTGACCCTTGGCGGCGTTGCGTGCGTCATCGGCGGATTGCTGCTGAATGCGGTGTCCTTCGGTGCGGACGATGGTCTTCGCGCGTTTGAGCGGAATGCCGGAAGAAATCTGCACCTGACGTGCAATCATGTTGTAGTCGCTGCCGATGGAGATGCCGATGGAAATCTCCCGGCGGATGGTCTTCTTCAGCTTCTGCATATCCACGCCGAGTTCACCGTACAGCCGCCCGCTGAGCTTGCTGTCCGTGCGGACGGCGCGGGTGACGGCGCGCTGGTCAATCGGCGCAAGAATCGGCATTCCCTGCTTGTGCAGGCTGTACATTGTGCCGACGTAGCCGTGCTGGTAGCTGCGCGTCAGGTATTCTTCGATGGTCTGATTGCTTTTCTTGTGCAGTTCGTCCAGCGCGGCGCTGATTTGGGCTTTCATCGCCTCCTGATAACGCTTCTGGTAAATCTTCGATTGCGTCATTTCGTCGCTTTCGAGGATGCGAATGTGGTTGTCGATGCGCCGGAGCGCCCGCTGGTACGCCTTTTCCAGTGCCTTGATGGTCTCCTGCTCATCGCCCAGCATGGCTTGCAGGGCTTCCTTCTCGCTCTTGCGCATTCGTCCTCCATCAATACGTCCACTTCTTCCCCACAATGAACCTTTCCAGCCCGTACCGCATGGCGTCCATCAGGTGGTTGAAGTCGTCAATGGGGCCATCGAGCATCTTGCCGAACTTGTCCTTGTCCCATGTGTAGTTGCTGATTTCCGTTATGAAATTCGCGCAGCGCGGGTGGATGATGATTTCGAGATTTTGAATCCACTGGATGCCGCTGCGGATGCTGTCCGCACCTTTCGCCGCGCTGTGCATACGCAAGCCCATGCCGCGCAGCTCGGCAATGGATTTCGGCTCTGCGCCGTCGGCGGTGATGTTCACTTTGCCGTAGCCCATCGCCGTCACGCGCTTGGCAATCATGTCGTTCGTCAGCCCCCGTTCGTACAGCTCGTCAAAGACGTACAGGCGGCGCGCTGGAATGTCCAGCAATCCGCAGAACAGCGCCGTCGGGTCGTTGGTGAAGCCGAAGTCCAGCCCGAACACGGATTCCAGCTTGCCCGTCCGGCTGATTTCCGCCGGGTCGAACGGGGATTCCCGCCAGTGCTCGTAAATGAGCCCCTCCACAATGCCCCAGTTCCCTAAGCCAGCCACGGCGTAGCGGCGCGGGTTCGTCGCCTTCATCCTCTCAAATAGGCGTAAATCCTGCTTGTCCAGCCACTCGTTGCACTGGTAGTTCGTTGTGATGGCGAGGATGTCCGGGTCTTCTATGTCGAAAAAGCGCGCTTTCAGCCAGTGCTTCTGATTCCACGGGTTGAACGTCAGCGTGATTTGCTTGAACAGCGGCGGTGCGCATTCGCCGCGAATGGATTCATCCAGCGTGTTGAAGTCGCTCTCGTTCATGATTTCGTAGGCTTCTTCAATCCACACCCAGCACAGCACGCCGCTCTGCGCGGTGATGGAGGTCAATTTCAATGGATCATCCATGCCGCGAAAGTAGATTTTCTGCCCCGTTGGCTTGTAGGTGATTTCCAGCGGGCTTTCCTTCCAGCTCCAGAACGCCTCCACTTGCAGGCGGTGAATCGCCCAGAGAAGCTGTGTGAAGCAGCTGTCGCGCAATGTGCGGTACGTTTTGCGGATGACCAGCAGGTTCGCGCCGGGATACTTCATCATGCGGTAGATGAAATTCAGCGCCGTCGTGGTGCTTTTCTTGCTTGCACGGCTGCCTTTGCACACGCGGTAGCGCCCCGTGAAGCGCCAGAACGCACCGTAGCCGCGCCCGACGACATCCGGCAGGTAGATTCGCGGCTGATTAGTCGTCAAGCGCATCCTCTCCCGCCAGAATCACCGGCATGCTGCCCGACACATCCACCCTGTCCGTGAACAGCCCGTAGCGCTTGCCCAGCAGCTCCGCCGCCTTGTTCGCGTCGCACAGCCGCGCCGGAATCTCGACGACCTTCGGTTCTTCCTTCTTCGTCGTGCGCCGGGTGGGCTTGCTGCCGCCCTCGCCGGGGATGACTTCCGTCTTCTCCTCCATGCACGTCACGACGACAAATTCCTTCATCTCCCGGCGCATCACCGCCGTCAGGTATTTCAGCACTTCGTCCTGCTTGGCAATCAGCGCATCTTCCTTTTCGTTCATGCGCTTTTTGATGTTTTCAGCAACCTTAGGTTTTGTGAGGTTTTCTGCCGCAATTGTCGCTGCCGTTTTCGGGGAATATCCGGCGCGGATGGCGGCTTGCGTCGCGTTCAGGTCAATCAGGTACTCGTCGCAGAAGCGGCGCTGTTTCTCGGTCAGTCCAGCCAAGTCCACCATCCTTTCTGGAATGCGGAATGAGGAATTGCGCCTCCACACGCGGGGATTTTGCCTCCAAACGCGGGGCACAGCGAATTTGGGGCACAAAAATACCCGGCGGAGACTGGCGCGTCCGTCGGGTGAGGTGATTGGAGGTTTCCATGTGTAGTATAGCATGGGGGCAATATGAAATACTATGATATTTTATGATGTGATGCCGTGAGCGGCTCGGAAAGCAGGGCGCGAGCTTCTGAAAAAGTGATGAAAAATTGCAAAATTTCTTTGATTTGCTTATTGACACAATGAACTTATTGTGATATAATAGAAGAGGAAAGGAGGTGAAGCCCGGTGAGCAAGAAGGGCAAAAAGAAAAGCGCTCAAGCCGAAAGGCTTGAAGCGCTTGGGAAGCTCTTCAGCGGCATCGCGTTGCTGGTTACGGCCCTCGCAGCGTTGATTGAAGCCCTGAAGTGAGTTCCCGGAGGGGAGGGTTCGCGCCCTCTCCTCCACGCCCTGATTATAGCACAGACCACCGGGAATTGCAATGGTTCAAATCTTGCTTGGTATCGCCGTTGTTTTCAGCGTCCTTGCCGTGATTTGCTTCGCGGCTGCCGCGCATATCAGAATGACACAGAACAAAAAGTGAAAGGAGCATCATCATGTGCTACAACCCGTCTAATCCCCCTGTTGAAAGCATCCCTGCCCTCATCAAGAGCAAGCGCAAGGAGCGCGGACTGACCCAGCGCGCCCTTGGTGAAATGTGCGGCTACACCGGCGCAAGCGCTGAACGTGTCGTGCAGCTGTGGGAGTACGGCAAGCAGTCCGTGCCGCTGGAGCGGATGCGCACCGTTGCCGCCGCGCTGGGAATCCCGGTGGATTTGCTCGTGCCGTGAGCCTCCACCGGGCGAAAAGTTCCCCGCAAAATGCAGATTTTCTTCTAAAACTCCTTGACAAAATCATATAACAGTGATATAATAATAGACGTTAGGAGAAACCTAACAGAAAGGGCAGGTGAGAACATGGAGGACAACGAATTGGCAACCAACGGACAGACCAAAGCACTCATTCAGGCAATCCGCATCATCAACCGTGAAATCAATGACCCTCGCAAGTTAGACGCGGCACTGCAAGAGATTGCAAGCGCCATCGACAAGGACGCATCCGCCGGCACGGACGCAACCTAAGACCCATCAAGGTCGGGGCGGTACACACCTGCCCACCGCTCCGATCTCATGATAGCATATGCAGGGCAGGAAGTCAACCACCACACAAGGAGGTTTCCCCGATGGCACTGAGCGAAAGCGGCGGCAAGCAGTCTACCCTCGTCATCCTGACCGCCGAACAAAACGCGGCGCTCGCCCAGCAGGCGAAGCGCATGGCAATCAGCAAATCCGCCCTGCTGCGCCTGATTGTGGCGCAGTGGCTGGAAGAACACGCGCAGGCGGAAGACAAGGCGTAAGCGCGCAAAAAATCGGGGGCTGCATGAACGTATGCAGTCCCTTTTGCTTTTATCGCCTGTTCACCATCACGCACGCCGCGCAGACCACCGCCGCCAGCAGACACAGCACGCCGATTATCGCCATTTTTCTCACCTCCACGCCGCATCAAGCGTCTTTTTCCGCGTCCAGCACCTTTTGAAACGCCTCCAGCGCCTGCCCGTGCAGGGAGCAGACGTGTCGCCACGAGTAGTTCATCTCGCAGGAAATCTTCTCGAACGTCTCAAACAGCAGATACCGCCGGAAAAGCACCGCGTAATACCGCCGGTCGGTCAATTTGCCCAGCTTCGCCGCAATGTCGCGCTTCTTGTCCACCAAGCGGTCAATATCCCGGTTGATTTCGGCTTTCAGGTCAACGATTCTCGCCACCGCGTCCGCCAGACGATCCGGCGCGCCGCCGCCCCCGGATACGCCGTCTTCCCGCAGGACGGGCGTGATGCGCGTCGCCATGTCCTGCAATCGCGCCGCGTCCGCCAGCTTGCAGGTGATCCGCTCGTCGAGAAAACGCACCTGCGACAGATACTCTTTTGCCCGCATTCCACCCCTCCTGATGCGCCTATCAGCACCGCCAGCCGCCATTTCGCTTTTTCGACGGCACTTTCGGCGTTTTTTCGGCATCCTCCACCGTCTCCGGCAGATTCTCCGAGGCGTTCTCCGGCATATCCGACGCATCCGGCGGATGGTCGTCCACGATGCGCTGGGCTTCGAGCAGATAGTCATCGCCGCGCTGGGAATACGCCGCGTCCTTCGCTTGTCCCATGCCGTACACAGGAATTTTGCGCACCCGGCAGTCATCCGCCGTCGCCGCCTTGCGCAGGGCGCAGATCGCCGCGTCCACCGCCTCCAGCTCGCGGAAATTCACCGCCAGCATGTGCTTGCGAAGCCAAGTCAGACCGTCCAGCGCGTAGGATTTTTCCGCCAGCGTCAGCGCCGTGCAGGGGTAGAGCGGGTCGGTGCAGGGGGATTGGTTGCTCATGTTGCTTGTCCTCCACGGTTCAGTGCTGCTTCCAGCCGATTGGCGATTTCCATCGCCGCGTCACGGAAGCGCACGTTGTAGCTTTGCGGAACGTAGTACGGGCAGTCCTGGCAGCGCTGATGCTCGCGGCAGACCACGTTCGCACTGCCCATGCACCGGAAGTAGCGAATCAGCTGCTCCGTTGTCATGTCGCTTGCTTGCATCAGCCGTCAGCCCCTTCCTCGCTGCCCTCCGGCATCTGCTGATGGCGGCGGCGCATCTGTGCCAGACCCTGTTGCGCTTTTTCGCGGTCGCCGGGCTGTCTGCCCTCCACCACGTCGCGCAGATAGGCGTATTCGCCCACCTCATCCGCCGTCCGAACGCCCGCATAGTGCCAGTCCTGTAGGAGTGTCAGCACATACGCCATCGGGGACTTCGCGCCCGTCGCGGCGGCGCACCGGACGGCTTCACGCAGCACTGTCAGCGGCATTTGCAGCACATCCGCCGCGGTGGAGAGCCGCTGCACCTGCGCCGGGGCGGGAATCGCACCGAAATCAGACCGCCAGATGGCGGCGATTTGCTTATCGCGCGCACGCCCGCCCGTACACGCGCGTTCCGCTGCGGTGTATTCCTCATTCTCTTCTTCCGGGTAACCCGTTTTCCCTGTTTGGTATTCTCTTTCCGTATAGTTTGGTACTATGTTACCGTTCTGAAAGTGCTGCTGTCCACTGCATATTTTCCAATTCTTCACGGAAAGCTGTGGAGAGGAAGCATTCATGAAAGCAAGCATGGTTTTGCTCGCTGCTCCCGTCGCGTCTGCGGACGCGAAGTTGTTACTTTCTGTTGCGACAGAAAGTAACCAAAGAACGCCCAGAGGGG